TCGGTGCCAGTGTCGGTGCCAGTGTCGGTGCCAGTGTCGGTGCCAGTGTCGGTTTCCGGCTCACTCGTATCGCAACTGAGGCTGAAATTTTGGTCATCCTCATATTGGAATTCGTAATCACCGCCATCATTACAGCCGAGGTAATCCCACGCGAATGCGAGACACTCATCGAACCCTGTGCATTCGGTTTCCGACTCCTGCTGCTGCGCCAATGAACATTCTCCGAGTGCCAAATCTCCATTGCCGCACTCGACCAAGTCCACCCGATCGCAGGTCGCAACATCCGTGAGGCCTGCATCACGGCTAACGTAATCGGCGTAGCCGTCTTCACAAATTGTTGCGCATCGATCATCGATTGGATCTGCAATCAAGCAACCGGGGTTGTTTCCGTCTGAATAACTCGACTCGACCACGAAGCCACCCCCGAATTTGCTCGTGATCGACAGGTCTCCGTCAGCGTCGTAACAGCCGTTTTCGTTTCCAGCACGCGAAAAATAGCAGGCAGTATTTGAGGTCTGACAAAATTCTTGAGTGACGCCGTAGTAGCTCGCTGCAACCCGGCAAGCTCCTGATTTTGTCGATGCCCCGGAAACACCAGCCCCAAAAACAGTTGTGTTCGCCCAGTAGGCGTAACCATCATCAACACTCGTCGTGTCCGCCAGTGCATCGAATGCAATGACAAACGCCAAGCATTGCAAAAACCTAACTAACGAACGTTCGACAACAGCCATAAGCGGTGATGAATCCCATTACAAAAAGCGTCCATTGAATCAATTCAACCATTTGACCCTCCTAAAGAAAGGGGCGGTCTCCCGCCCCTGACCATCACATGCCGCGAACAGCGCCGATGATGAATTTCGCCCCCCGCCACGCAATGAACAAAGTGCCCACCGCGATTGCGATGTCGCCCATGACGGCGATGTAATCGGTAAAATCAACCGCCGCGATCAGGGTGTCGGTCCAAGTTGTAGTTTCCATTTTTCACTCCTTTGAGGTTTCCCTCGGTTTGTTGCCAAAACATTTGGCGTTTGTGCAGCAACGCTGCGAATTAAAGATCTCGAATGGCTTTGACGACCGACGACATTCCAAAAGCCGCGACCCAAGGAACGATGAAGAACACCCACCCCCAGGAATAAAATTCGACCAAACCTGAAATATCCAGATCGTCCGAGTTGAACGGGGCGACAGCGATTTGAGACTGCCAACCGGAACCGCAAACAGCACCGCCGTCAGCAGTCACCGTCGGTTGTTCTGCGCAAACCAACGTGAACCCCGGATCACTCATGCTGTTTTCTGCTGCTGACTGACTGGTTTTTCATTCAACGGAACCAGCGGCAGCTCGAACGGATTCAGCTCAAGATTTCCCCAGCGACTGACCTGAAACGCTGGCAAATCCGGCTCGTAGAGGCCCACCGGATACGCGTCCTGAACTCCGCGCAACGGAATTTGGATCTCGACGGGGAACGCACCACCCAGATGGGCATAGGCGAGCTGGTAATATCGAATCCCGTTTTTTGTCGGGCGTTGCTGAGGCAGGTGGTGACCCTGCAGGACTTCAATTCGAATCATTTTTTTGCTCCTTCGGCCCTTCAGGCCAACGTTTTGAGGATTTTTTCACCTTCTTCGATTCGGCTTCCGGTGAATTCGAAATGTGGTTTCGCGGACCCGCGAGCAGTTATTTCGACGGGACCAAGGGGCCGCTTCGCGGCCGGATTGGCCTCAGCGCCAATCGGGAGATTCCGACGCGGACGCTCCGCGCCGCGTCCGGAATCCCCCGAAAGGCACCCGGCCATGTCGACGACGCCAAGCATGATGGTTTTGGCGGCTCGAACTTCAGCCTCGGAGCCGACCCCCCAAATCGCGCACCGCGTGAGCGCTTCCAGACCAAGGGCGACGGAGCAAAGTCCAAGAACCCGCTTGGCAGGATCACCAAACCGAGTTTCCAAACGCTCGACGATCTCTCCGGTCTGAAGAACGAGGCTTTGGCCAGCACCGTAAAGCGGCAAAAAGGTGTACTCGGTTCGCTTTTTTGCGACGCCCATCAATTCGAGAAAGCGGCGAAAATCCCCTTCGTTGGCGGCAGCCCGAAGCTGCTCCAGAGACGCGGATTCGACAGACACCGAGAGACGGCGAAGCTCCCGCCAAACGGTGACCGGCGGGCATCCGAGGAACTGAAATTGGCGAATGCGATGAGCACGTGCCCAGCAAACAATGTCGGTCGCGGCCATCACGGCGTCCGATCCGGCCCATTCGGAATCGACCGAATCCGCGTCCGAACCGTTGTCGAGAGAGTGACCGTCGACGCCCTTGGCGATGTACTTCGCCAAATATCCGACGGCTGAATCTTCCGGCCCGAAAAATTTCACGTCGAGACGAGCCGAAGGGTTGTCTTCAACTTCTTCCGGGGAATCCCGGCAAGCAAAATCGCGCCAGATCTCCGCGAACCGATCTGAATCGCCAGGACTGACGAAAAAAAGAAAATGCGTGTGCGGGGTGCCGTCGTGGTGCGGCTCAACGACCCGAACGCCGAAGAACTGCATTTTGTTCCGACGAACCGCCGCAAGAGCGGCTTTCTGGACCGAGAGAGAATGCGCGTTTCCTTGGCGGGGAGTGCTCCCGTCGAAAACGGGGTTCTTCTCGCAATGTGAGAAAAATCTTTTTTGGCCACGGAAACGGCTTCGTTGGCGGACGGCGTGAAAGCGGGACGGAAGAGAGTGCGTCAGAAAGACCGTCTCGAACCCGAGTTCTTCCGCGCGTTCTTCGAGTCCGCGCAACCTGACCATCAGCTCGATTCGACGAATCTCCGGATCGGAGATCCCCCGGCAATCAGCCAAACAAATTTCGAGACCGTCGGAGGAAAGAGCGTGACGGTCCTGAAGAAAACGCTCGTTTTGGGCGTTTCGAAATTTCATTGTTGCCACCGCCGCGCGGCTGGCGTAGCGGTTGCGACCGCGATGCACCAGCCCACGATCACGAAGAAATTCGTCGATCCGAAGGACTTTTTCGGTCTTCAGGCGCTTGCGCCACCATCGGGTGTCAGTCATCCGGAGAATTGCAGCCCGCACCAAAGTCGCCGAACCCATTTGCGTTGACGAAAGTTCGCACGGTTGAACGTCGTGGCCGCGGGTGAAACGCTGAGCGGCAAAGAGAATGAGCACAAGCTCATCAAGTGAAAATTCTTCTCGCCAATCGGGAGCGTGAAGGTCGGCAACGCTCCCGGAAAGCTCCGCCATCCGCCAAACGGCAGTCCCGGCAGCAGCGGCAATCACTTCGGCGATTTCGGAAAGTTCTTCGTCGGAAGAGCAAAACGAGAACTCGGAAAGGTGCGAAAGCCCCCACGGAATTCGAACGAGAAATTTTTTTCTGAGGTCGTGAACGAGAAGCGGAAAATTCGTGTCCGAAGGCAAATTTTTCAAATCCGTGACGAGGTGTCGAAACGGCGAAAATTCTTCGGACGCAAATCTGGACGGATTGACGCAATCGGCTTTGGCGTTCATCATTCTTTTTCCTGTTCCGGCAGGAGCGCCAGCAAGGGCGGCAACCCGAAACTGGCAAAAAGAGGGGGGACGGACGGCAATCCGCACCCCCCTCGAACATCAAATGAAAACGCTCTCAGAAATCGGCAAATTCCCTCGAACGCCGAAAAAATTTATCCGCAAAATTTCCCGCCGTCAACAATTGATTTCGATTTTTTTCGAAAAAAATATTGATTCCTCGCTCCATTGCTAATATCAAAAAAAAAGAATCAGAAACAACTATCCACCAAGCGGTGAATACAACCACTAAGCGGTTTTTATATGCCGACAAAAAACTATTCGGACGATCTAAAACGATTGAGATATTGCGTTAGAAAACTCGGGATTACACATTCCGAACTGGCCGATATCACACAAATCCCCTTGCATCGATGGCAATCAATCCTAAGGGGCGATGTTCGAATCTCATCTACCGAGATCCGCCTTGTAGGCCTGATGGTTCCTGAGCTTAGGCTGTGGTTGGCCTATGGTTCAGGAGACCCATCACACCCAGAAAAGCATCAGGAACCCAAAGAATGGCGTTAAAAAAATCCACTAATGGGCAATGGAAAATAGACGTTCGAATCGATGGCGTTCGTCACAGAAAAACATTTCAGACAAAACGAGAAGCTGAGTTTTTCATAAGCCGAATGAATAATAGGATTAGAACTTCGGCCTTAGGATATAAAGCAAGAGACCCCCGTAAATGTTCAGATTTGGCCGACACATGGTACAAGGTTGCCGGTGTTTTTTTACGGGATGGAGAACGAAGATATCGGGTGTTACTAACGATTTTTAGTCAAATCAATAACCCGGCAGGGCAAGGGCTAACGGCATCCGATATCGCAAATCATTTTGCAATCAGACACAAAAAAGGTATTTCGCCAAAAACACTTAACAATCACTTGGGATACCTGAACGCCATGTTTAATCGATTGATCGAAATCGATGAAATCGAGTATCCAAACCCATTGGCTAAGCTCAAACCGATCAAGATTCCAGAAAACGAACTCGCGTTCCTGACCAGAAGTGAAATTTCAATTCTGTTGAACACAATCGCCAGCGGAACAGAAAACCCTCATGTTCACCTTCTCACAAGGATCTGCCTTTCGACAGGAGCGCGATGGGGGGAGGCTCAATCGTTGACCTTGAGAAACCTTCGGAACGGTCAGCTCACCTTTGTTAAAACAAAATCCGGAAAGACCCGATCAGTTCCCGTGAATAAAGTACTTTTTTCAGAGATTCAGGAACATCTCAAAACACACAAACGTTTTTCAAATTCCCTTTCTGCATTCCGACGGGCATTGGATCGGAGCGGCATTGAGCTGCCAGCAGGTCAGGCCGCCCACGCGCTAAGGCATTCATTCGCCAGCCACTTCATCATGAACGGTGGAAATGTTGTCACCCTGCAGAGAATCCTGGGGCACGCAAACATCACCGTCACAATGCGTTACGCCCACCTTTCCCCCGATCATCTTCGGGAGGCGATCGAGTTGAACCCGCTTCAAAAACAAGCGCGAAAAACGACAGCAGAACTTCCCGATTTCTCTCACAGCATCCAGTAATCTTTATCATGATAAAGAAAAAGTACTTTTAAGACGGGCAGAGGCGCGGATCTTTATCATGATAAAGAAAGTACTTTTAAGACGGGCAGGGACGCTGAACTCTTTATCATGACAAAGAAAAAGTACTTTTCAGCCATGCAGAGGCGCAGGAATCTTTATCATGATAAAGAACTCCGAGGTCAACCATGGTCTCTAGCGACAGCGTGAACATCCTACAGGCATAAAAAAACCCCAAATGAATCAATCACTTGGGGTTTTTTG